TAGAGTAAAGAAGTTAGAAACAGATAATAAGTTCTTAAGACTAAAGATTCTTTCTATGGAAGGTAAGTTTTCTCAAGATGAAGTAACTAACATCCGGAAGATGTTAATCTCTGAAGATGAATCATCAAGAACCTTAGCAGAATCAATTATAGAAAATGCATAATTATGAGCATAATATTTAAAGCATCTGATCACAGCTATAGAAGTATAGAAGATACAGGTATTGAATGGATAAGTGTAACTACACTTGTATCCCATTTTAAAAAACCTTTTGATGCTAAAGCAGTAGCTCAGAAAGTAAGCAAAAATAAAAAATCTAAATGGGCTGGAATAGATCCTCAGACTATTCAAGATATTTGGAATAATGAATCTACTAGATCTACTACTCTTGGTTCATGGTATCATAACCAAAGAGAAGATGACTTATGTGCATTAGCATCTATGGAAAGAGAAGGTATAACAGTACCTGTATTTAAACCATCAGAAGTTAAAGAAGGAGTTAAGGAAGCTCCATTGCAGAAATTAGAACTAGGTGTATATCCAGAACACATGGTCTATTTAAGATCAGCAGGTCTTTGTGGACAATCAGATTTAGTGGAAGTAGTCAATGGTAAAGTAAATATTATTGACTACAAAACTAATAAGGAGATAAAGAAAGAATCTTATGTTAACTGGGAAGGGTTATCTGAAAAGATGGCACATCCAGTAAATAATTTAGATGACTGTAACTTTTATCATTATGCTTTACAACTTAGTATTTATATGTATATTATATTAAAGCATAATCCTAAATTAAAACCAGGAAGCATGTATATTCATCATATAACATTTGAAGTAGATAGAGAAGATCAATGGGGTTATCCAATTGCAAAGTTAGATAACAATGGAGACCCTATAGTAAAAGAAGTAATACCTATGGCAATACCTTATTTAGTAGAGGAGGTTCATGCAATTATTCACTACCTTCATGAGAACAAACAGAACATTAAAAAGAAATAAAGATGCTGATTAAACTATTTGATGTACAGAATAGAACAATAGTTCCAACTGAACATTGTTATACTCTAAAATCACTAAAAGATTTAATGGATAATTATCCAGATGATTATCTAAAAATATATCAGTATTTGTTTTATATGACATGTCCTGATCCAGATATGAATCCTTTCTTTCATACACCTCAGATAGAAAAAGAATCACTGATCATAAGAGAAATAGATGGAGAATTCTCAACAGAAGATGAGGATATATTTAATGCTCTTAAGTTCTGTGAAAAATTATATGAAACTCCAACATCCAGAGCCTATGGTGGTATGCAAAAAGCACTTGATAGGATATCTAATTACTTGTCTACTGCACAAATTACAGATGGTAAAGATGGTAACATAGCTCAGATAAGAGCATTAGCAAAAGACTTTGATGGTATTAGACAATCATTTAAGGGTGTATACAAAGACCTACAAGATGAGCAGTCTAGTAAAGTTAGAGGAGGAATTGGTTTATCTTATGATTCTTAATTATGAGTGAAATCTATCAAGATATACCCTGTTGGGATAATGGTACATGGACTACAATATCATTTGAGTCTAGAGAAGACTTTTCTAAATCTATAGAAGAGATATTTGCTGAACCAGGTAAATATAACTTTGATGAAACCAGTTATTTATTTAATGAACAATCAACTTTATTTAGGGCTAACAATGTATATTGTTTAGCTCCATTTAAATCTAAAGACTTTATTAATTACTGGGATAATGAAAAGAATAAATGTAGAAAAGGAGTCTTCTATATAAATGGTAATAAGAAATGGTTTATAACTAGAGACTATTACATGTGGTTAAACTTCTTACCAATCTTTGATAAAGAACAACAGAAGTTTGACTTTGCTAAGATTAGAGATGCACAGTATCACATGGCTCTGTATGAGTTATTAGCAGAATTAAACTATAAACATGTTGCTATCTTAAAGAAACGTCAGATAGCATCTTCTTATTTTCACATATCTAAGTTACTTAACCAGTTATGGTTTGAATCAGGGGTAACTTTAAAGATGGGAGCTAGTCTTAAAGATTATATTAATGAGAAAGGTTCTTGGAAGTTTTTATCGGAATATGCTGCCTTCCTTAATGAACATACTGCATGGTACCGTCCAATGTCTCCAGACAAAGTCTTAATGTGGCAGCAGAAGATTGAAGTAAGAAAAGGAGACAGAAAAACAGAAGTGGGTTTAAAAGGTACTATGCAAGGTATGTCTTTTGAAAAAGATCCAACAAATGGTGTAGGGGGTCCAGTTAAATACTTCTTTCATGAAGAGGCTGGTATTGCTCCTAAGATGGATACTACATATGAGTACATGCGCCCAGCCATGAGATCTGGTTTAATTACTACAGGGATGTTTATTGCTGCAGGATCTGTGGGTGACTTGTCTCAATGTGAGCCTTTAAGAAAAATGATTCTTAAACCAAATGACAGTGATGTATACGCTGTAGAAACAGATCTAATAGATAATAAAGGTACTATAGGTTTATCAGGTTTATTTATTCCTGAGCAATGGTCTATGCCACCGCACATTGATGCATATGGTAATTCACTTGTAGAAGAAGCATTAGAAGCTTTAGATAGACAATTTGATATTTGGAAAAAAGAATTAGATCCAGAAACTTACCAGTTAAGGATTTCACAGCATCCTAGAAATATTGAAGAAGCATTTGCAAATAGAACTGTATCTAAATTTCCTACTCACTTAATTGCTGCACAGCAAAGAAGAATAGAAGATAAAGACTATGCATATGAATTTTTAGATATCTATGCAGATGAGAATGGAAAACCTGCAGTTAAAAGTTCTAATAAACATCCTATAAAAGAATTTCCAATTACTAAAAGTACAGAAGATAAAACTGGTGTACTTGTAGTATGGGAAAGACCTATACCTAATCCAGAGTTTGCTAAACATTATTATGCTTCTATTGACCCGGTGTCGGAGGGTAAGACAACTACCTCAGAATCACTATGTTCTATCTATATAATGAAAGCTCCTATTCAAATTACCAAGGTAACAGGTGTAGAAACAGAGACTTATATAGAACAAGATAAAATAGTAGCTGCTTGGTGTGGAAGGTTTGATGATCTTAATAAAACTCACCAGAGACTAGAACTAATTATAGAATGGTATAATGCATGGGCTGTTATAGAGAATAATATCTCTCTATTTATTCAGTATATGATATCCAGAAAGAAACAAAAATATCTAGTACCTAAGAGTCAGATAATGTTCTTAAAAGATTTAGGTGCTAATGCTAACGTATTTCAGGAGTATGGTTGGAAAAATACAGGTGTACTATTTAAACAACATCTTCTTAATTATGCTATAGAATATACTAAAGAAGAGTTAGATGTAGAAACTAAAACTGATGGTACTATTGTAAGAACTAAATACGGTATAGAAAGGATACCTGATCCAATGCTTCTTAAAGAAATGCAAGCTTACTCTGATGGAGTCAATGTGGATAGAATGGTAGCTTTCTGTGCACTAGTAGCTTTTATGAGAATACAGCAAGCTAATAGAGGATTTAATAAAGTAACAATAATGGATGATACTGCTAAAAACTTGCAAAAGTCAGAAAATTTGTTTAAATTAAATAGTAGTCCCTTTAGACATATGGGTAAATCAGGATATACTGGTTTACAAGGAAGTAAAAGATCAGCCTTTAAAAATTTAAAATAAAATATTATGCAAGTTATTAATGCTTTACAAGCAAAAAAAGGAGCTAAAACTGAATATAACAGAATGGGTAGTATTACCCAGCCTTTACAATTTTTACCAAAAAAAGAAAAAAATGATGAATGGGCAGCCTGGAATCTAGACTGGTATGAATGGAATGGTTTAAAACAAATTAGAAGAAATGCTAGAAGGCTAATGAAAAACTATAAGTTAGCTAAAGGTATTATAGATAAAAGTGATTACATAGTAGAAGAGGATAATGATTATAGAGATATAGTAGAAGTCTTAACTAAAGAAGACCAGTCTGCATTAGAGCTAAAGTTCTATCCAATCATACCTAATGTAATTAATGTTCTAGTAGCTGAATTTGCTAAGAGAAGTACAAAGCTATCCTATAGAGCTATGGATGAGTTTTCATATAATGAAATGCTTGAGCAAAAAAGAAAAGATGTAGAAGAAGTATTAATGGCAGATGCTCAAGTTAAAATCACTGCAGCTTTATTAGAACAAGGTTTAGATCCAGAATCAGAAGAAGCACAACAAGAACTATCTCCAGAAAAACTTAAAACACTACCTGAAATTGAAGGCTTCTATAAGAAAGATTATAGATCAATGGTAGAACAATGGGCTTCTCATCAACATAAAGTAGATGTTGAAAGATTTGGTTTAGATGAACTTGAAGAAAGAGGTTTCAGAGACATGCTTATTACAGACAGAGAGTTTTGGCATTTCCGTATGATGGAAGATGATTATGAAGTAGAGTTATGGAATCCTGTTGTTACTTTTTATCATAAGTCTCCAGATGCTAGATATATATCTCAAGCTCATTGGGTTGGTAAAACTGATATGATGACTGTAGCAGATGTTATTGATAGATATGGTTATATAATGACTGAAGATCAAGTTGAGGCTTTAGAACAAATATATCCTGTTAGATCTGCTGGTTATACAATTGGAGGATACCAAAATGATGGTTCTTTTTATGACGGTACTAAATCTCATGACTGGAATACTAACATGCCTTCATTAGCATATAGACAATATACTTCTGCTATGAATGGTTCTGTATTAGATGGTGGAGATATAGTTAATCAAATATTATCAGAAGGAGAAGACTATATTGATACAGGTACTACTTACTTATTAAGAGTTACTACGGTATATTGGAAGTCTCAAAGAAAAATTGGACACTTAACTAAAGTAGCTGAGAATGGAGAAATTATAAATGAAATTATTACTGAAGATTATAAAGTAGAAGATAATCCTATTTATGATACTAGGTTAATGAAAAATAAAAGCAAAGACAATTTAGTATTTGGTGAGCACATTGATTGGATTTGGATTAATGAAGTATGGGGTGGTGTAAAAATTGGACCAAATATTCCTTCTTTCTGGGGTATGAATAATCCAGGAGGTTTTTCTCCACTGTATTTAGGTATAGATAAGAATCATATAGGACCTTTAAAATTCCAATTTAAAGGTGATAATTCACTTTATGGTTGTAAACTTCCTGTAGAAGGATCAGTATTCTCTGATAGAAATACCAAGTCAACTGCTTTACTTGACTTAATGAAGCCATACCAGATTGGATATAACATTGTTAATAACCAAATTGCAGATATCTTAGTAGATGAGCTTGGTACTATAATTATGTTTGACCAGAATACTTTACCTAGACATTCATTAGGAGAAGACTGGGGAAAAGGTAACTTAGCTAAAGCATATGTAGCAATGAAGAACTTTCAGATGTTACCATTAGATACTAGTATTACTAATACAGAGAATGCTTTAAACTTTAACCATTTCCAAAAACTAGATTTATCTCAGACAGAAAGATTAATGTCTAGAGTACAGTTGGCAAATCACTTTAAACAACAGGCTTATGAAGTAATTGGTGTTAACCCACAAAGAATGGGACAACAGTTATCTCAAATGACTGCTACCGGAGTAGAACAAGCTACTGCAGCATCTTATGCACAGACAGAAGTATTCTTTATCCAACACTGTGATTATCTAATGCCTAGAGTACATCAAATGCGTACAGACTTAGCTCAGTATTATAACTCTACTAAACCTTCAGCTAGACTTACTTATACTACAACTAATGATGAAAAAGTAAACTTCCAAATAAATGGTACTGATTTATTAATGAGAGATCTTAACATTTTTGCAAGTACTACTGCTAATCATAGATCTGTATTAGAACAGCTTAAAGGAATGGCAATGCAGAATAATACTACAGGAGCTAGTATCTATGATCTTGGTAAAATTGTTCAATCAGATTCAATTGCTGAACTTAATAATACACTTAAACAATCAGAAGCTAAACAGCAAGAACAAAAACAAGCTGAAATGCAACAACAACAGCAAATGCAAGAACAACAGTTACAAGCACAATCTGAACAAGCTAAAATGAAGATTGATGCAGATGCTCTTGAAAGTGAGAAAAACAGACAAAGAGATATTCTTGTTGCTGAAATTAGAGCTGCTGGTATGGGTTCAATGGTTGACATAGATAAGAATGAACAAAATGACTTCAAAGATGCTATGAAAGAAATCAGACAAACTGAACAATACAGAGAGCAAAGTAATCTTCAAAGAGAAAAAGAATCTAATGAAAATATGAGACAAGCTCAAAAAATGTCATTAGAAGAAAGAAAATTACAAAGTCAACAAGACATAGCAAATAAGCAGTTAGAAATAGCAAGAGTTAATAAAAACAAGTTTGATAAAGGTTCTGAAAATAAAAAGAAACCTAAGTAGCTATATAATGTA